AGGCTGGATTAGAAGACAATTCAATCACCCTGGAATTTCACCAGGACTACGCAACCAACGAAGTGGAGCAAACAATCTATCCACTTCTCGGAACAGCAGCAGCTGTAATCGTAAAGCCAAACGGCTCAAGCACCAGCGCATTCAATCCAAGTTATACCTGCTCTGCTATTATTTCAGAATGGACTCCGATCAACGGATCCGTCGGTGAATTGGCCACAGCATCTGTGACTTGGCCAGTAACCGGAGCAATCACGAAGGCGGTCGCATAATGGCAAGACTTGTACTAACAAACGCATCCGTTGTATTCGGAAGCACAGACTTGAGTTCGTATATTTCGAGCATCACTCTAAATTCAACATTTGATATCGTAGAAACAACTGCATTCGGAAACACAGCAAAAACACGTGTGGCCGGTCTTGCAGACAATTCTGTGACGTTCGAATTTCACCAGGACTACGCAACATCAGCAGTCGAGCAAACAATCTATCCGTTGCTCGGAACAGCAGTCTCAGTTGTTGCAAAGCCAGTAGCAGGAACAACAACAACAGTAAATCCGCAATACACATTTTCTACGCTTGTCTCCGAATGGACTCCTCTAAATGGATCCGTCGGTGAATTAGCAACTGCGAGTGTGACTTGGCCGATCTCCGGCGCAATTACCAAAGCAACATCCTAAAGAAAATAGGGGGAAACAAAGATGGATGGATTAAATATCAAAGTCAAGACGACTGATGGCGTGGAAAAAACGTTCTCATTACGGCCACGCATCATCGTCGACTTTGAACAGAAGTACGGCAAAGGTCTAACCAAACTCATCGGCGAAGAGCAGAAGCTCGAACATATCTACTATCTCGGATGGCTTGCACTTAGAGCAAATGGAGTGGTTGTGAAACCATTCGGCCCGGAATTCTTAGATACGCTCGAAGGAGTTCAATTAGACACAGACCCAAATTCAGAATCCACAGAGACAGCCTGACATACACAATCGCAGCAGTTTCTGTGGAGACAGGACTAGATCCGATTTCTTTAATTGATGCACCAGACGGCATCCTTGAAGCGATTGTGATTTATCTTAAGGAGAAGGCAAAGGCGGCAAACAAACATGGCCAATGAAGTCGTGGCAATAAGCGGCATCAAAGAAACCACCGCCGCCTTGAAAAAATTCGACAAGGACGCAGCTCGTCGGCTGAATAAAGTTATCAATGACGAGCTGCGTCGTGCCGAAGGCGACGCCAGAGATCAGATAGACAATAAGCCGCCAATGAGTGGCTGGCGATCAACAGCGCCACAGAACCCACGTAAGGGCGTCAGAGGCGGCCAGGGATGGCCAGCCTGGGATTCGCAAGCAATCAAACAGGGCATCGTCAAAACTCGCTCAGAGGGCCGCGTGAGGGCTGATTACACCACGAACGCCGGCGCACTCTTCAACAAGAGCGCCTCCGGCGTTATCTTCGAAGTAGCAGGACGCCGAACACCAGGACAGGGAACAGGCCGCCAGATGATCGGCGTATTGAACGACCGGATCAGAAAAGCATCACGCGGAATCTGGTTCGTCATTGATCGCGATCGCCCAAAGATTTATGCAAATATAAGAAGCGCAATGGATGATGCCCAGAAAATTCTTCAAGCCAATCTAAATAAAGAGAAGGGATAACCGAGCATGGCAATCGGAGCAGTAGTCGCCCGGATTATTACCCAATATTCAGATAAAGGCAGCAAGGCAGCATCCAGAGACATCAATAAGCTCGGGAAATCTTTCGATAAATTTGCAGGCAAAGTAGCAAAATCCTTTGGAATTGCAGCAGCAGCCAGCGCAGCATTCGCAGTCAAGATCGGCGTCGATTCAGTCAAGGCTGCGATCGCAGATGAAAAATCCCAGGCGCTTCTTGCCAATTCTTTAAGAAACACCACCGGCGCAACCGACGCCGCAATCGCAGCGACCGAATCTTATATTGACCAGACTCAGCGAGCATTTGGAATAGTCGATGACGATTTACGTCCAGCATTATCAAAACTAGCTGCAGTAACCGGCAGCGTGACAGCAGCGCAACAACTTCTCGGCTTGGCAATGGATGTTTCTGCCGGTGGAAATATAGATCTTGGTTCAGCGACAAACGCAGTCACAAAGGCGCTGCAGGGGAACTATAAAGCGCTGCGCAACTTAGGCGTTCCAATTACAGACGCCATGATTAAGGCCAAAGACCTCAATGCCATTCTTAAATTAACTGCAGACACATTCGGTGGAGCAGCAGCGACAAGAGCAAACACCTTCGAATTCAGAATGATTCGTCTCAAAATTGCATTGGGAGAAGCTGAGGAAACACTTGGCAAGGCACTCTTACCAACAATTGAAGAATTATTCAAAACACTCACCACGAAAGTTATCCCAGCAATTCAAGAATGGCTCACAGAGAACGGCGACAAACTGGTCGTAGTAATGACTGGCGCGATTAAAGCCATCGTTGGCTTTGGCTTTGTCATCTTTAAAGTCTTCGCATTTGTCGCGAAACACAAAGAAGTATTCGTATCACTCGGCGCGATATTTGCAGCGACATTCGTGGCAGGCAAAGTCTATGCATTCGTTACAGCTATACAAGGGCTAGTCAAGGCTTACCAGGCAATCAGAGCTGCAGCGATCGGAGCAGCAGCAGCACAGGCAGCAGCCACAGGCGGCCTATCAGTAGCAGCTGCAGCCGCCGGCGTTGCCGCATTCGGAGTCACACTCGGCGGTCTTTATCTTGCCACTAAGAAGGCAAACGATGAGATGAAAAAACTGGAAGGATCCGGCGAAGATTTAGAATTTTCATTCGATGGATTAGATTCAACTACCGGCGATTTCTTGAACAAAATCGGCGGCCTCAACGTGAACCTCAAGAACGGCATCAAAAACACAAAGAGTCTGACAGCAGCAGAACTGAAACAAATTGCCACAAAGAAGGCGCTCGCTGCTTTGGCAAAATTAGGGGTTAAGCCAACGACAGAAACAGATCCCATCCAACTCGAAGCGGCACGTTTGAATTTAATCAAGCAAAATAACATTGCAGAGCAGAAGCGCGTAGAAGCAATTCTTGCAAATCTAGAAGCGCAACTTAAGGCAAACGAAGCAATCAAGCGATACACCGATCTGCTTGGAGTCGTTGCAGATTCAACAATCTCAAATGAAGAGGTTGTTATCCTGGCAGCAAAGTGGGGAATCAGCAAGGAAGCAGTCATCGCATATACGACTGCCATCTTTGCCGTTAACGATGGCAAAATTTCAACGACAGAAGTCGAAAATCTTGCAAAACAATGGGGAGTCACAAAACAGCAGGCTGGAATATATCTAGACTTCTTCCAAGCACTCAACGACGGCAAACTTGATCAGACAGAGATAAACAATCTCATGATCAAGTGGAACCTTACAACTAAGCAAGTTGAAGATTATGCAACCCTTATCGCAAAGGGAGTAACACCTTCTGACCTTTGGCCGCAACCAGGAGATGCAGCAAAGAAGTCATGGGAAGATGCACTCAAGGCGCTCAATAATTACATTGCAAAATCAGGATCCACAATCACTCCGACGCCACAGGCGGCTCCGGCATTTGAACCATTTATCGGGCCAAAGGGCGGCATCGGCGGAACGACAATATCGCCCACAGTTTCAAGCAACGAAGCAGTTCAGGCAACCTTCGAGAAAGTATTTGCAAGCAATATCGCAATGGGCGGAACTCAAACCCAGGCTGCAACTTTGGCATTATCTTCAGCTCGATACGAAGCCCTTGCAGCTTCATATGCCAATAGGCCAAAGCTCGCAGAAGGCGGCATTGTTACAAGTCCAACCACAGCCCTGATCGGCGAAGCCGGGCCAGAAGCCGTTATTCCACTCAACCGCATGGGATCAATGGGCGGATCCAACGTCAACATTGTTGTCAACGGCAGCGTGACCAGCGAAGGCGACCTCGTCAACGCGATCCGTAACGCAATTCTTCAGGGCCAAAATAACGGACAGGCGATCACAAAGACAGCGATTCAACTCTGATGGCAGGCATTCCACAGCTCGGAGCATCGATCGACTTCGTCAACGGCCCGGCCTTTATTTCAACAGCCTTTACTTTGGACGATGCCATCAAAGGCAAACTCGGAACAGGCCAGCTCGCAGATGCCGATGACTCCGTCGACATTTCCAGCATCATCTTGCGATCATCGATCCGTAGAGGACGAAACCGCATTCTGAACAAATTCGAAGCAGGAACGGCAGTCGTTGAGATCAAGGATGAAACAGGCGACTGGAACCCGGCCAATACAGCAGGCCCCTATTACGGCAAGCTCGTACCCTTGCGCAAAATCCGAATCTGGGCAGATTACGAAGGCGTCCGTTATTACCTTTTCTCCGGATTTATCACCAGCTATGACACGCAATTTGCACTAGGAGCCGATGAAGTTTCCAGAGTGATCCTGCAATGCGTCGACGGCTTCCGCCTTCTCAATAACGCAGCCATTACAACAGTGCCAGACACCGGAGCAGGGCAACTAAGCGGAACGCGCATCAATAAACTTCTCGACGTTGTCGACTGGCCTACATCGCAAAGAGATATCAACGCCGGCGACAGCACGATGCAGGCGGATCCGGGAACAGCCGATCGCACCGTACTCGAAGCAATTCAGACAGTAGAAAATAGCGAGTTCGGTGGCTTCTTCTTGGACGCAGAAGGAAACGCAACCTTTTACTCAAGAACCACAGTCAGCCAGTACGCAGACTCAACGCCTGTCGTTTTCAGCGATACCGGATCAGGAATCGGGTATGCCCAGATTGACCTGGCCTTTGATGACACCTTGATCGTGAACGATGTCTCGGTTCAAAGGCTCAACGGCACAAACCAGACCGTCACCAGCCAGACTTCAATTGATAACTACTTTATTCATTCAGGAGCCAGAACCGGCATCCTGGTGCAGACAGATGAAGAAGCTCTGAATCAAGCAACGATGATTCTGCAATCACGCAAGGATGCAACCCTTCGCATTGATTCGATGACGCTCAATCTTGTCGACGATGGACAGGAAGCCCGTAACATTGCAGGCATTGATTTGGAGATATTTGACCTGGTCAACGTTACGAAAACGATGCCGGGATCGACATCCATCACCAGCGAATTATTTGTACAAGGGCTGCAACACGACATAACAAGGACAACATTTACCACTAAGATATTGACCAGCGAACCGATCATCCAGGCATTCATTCTAGATAGCACATCACAGGGGATTCTGGGCGTCGCAGGCGTTCTCAGTTACTAATAAGGAGAAATCATGGCAGGAGCAGGGTACAAGTTATTCGCAACAGGAGACGTGCTGACAGCAGCGCAAGTCAATACTTTCTTGATGCAGCAGACGGTGATGGTATTCGCCGATTCTTCAGCTCGTACAACAGCGCTAAGCGGCGTCGTTGCAGAAGGAATGCTCTCTTATTTAACCGGAACAAACGCACTTCAATATTACGACGGCGCAGCATGGCAAGATGTGAGCAACCCAGGAGACATCACCGGAGTAACAGCAGGAACAGGACTCACCGGCGGCGGCACTTCCGGATCCGTAACGCTTGCCATTGATTCGACCGTTGCCACTTTGACCGGCAGCCAGACGCTGACCAATAAGACGCTGACAGCGCCAGTCATTTCCACGATCACAAACACCGGAACTTTGACCCTTCCGACTTCGACCGACACGATTGTAGGAAGAGCAACCACAGATACGCTCACAAACAAGACGCTGACGACGCCAATCATCACCGATGCAGTTATTCGGGGATTCGAAGAAGACGTGAACGTGGTGGCATCGGCAGCGACAGGCACGATCAACTTTGATGTTTCCACAGCCTCAGTGTGGTTCTACACGTCAAACGCCAGCGCCAATCACACGCTCAACTTCCGTTATTCAAGCGGTGCAACTCTTAGCTCAGTTTTACCAGTTGGCGACGCAATCACCCTGGTATGGCTAAACACAAACGGAGCAACAGCCTATTATCCAAACGTGATTCAAATTGATGGCACGACAGTTACTCCAAAGGTTCCGGCCGCAATCAGCGCAGGGAACGCATCTGCCATTGATGCCTACACCTTCACAATCATCAAGACTGCGGCAACACCGACATACACAGTGCTTGAGACACAGACCAAGTTTGCTTAAGGGGATCAGCAATGCCACTTATTAGCACACTAGCAAACGCCTCAGCTAGAGGTTATCGAACTTTCGGCGCTGCTGGGGAAATCAACTCCTATGAGTCTATTGCCACAGTCACAGTTGGTGCAGGTGGTTCTAGTTCTATTTCTTTTACGTCAATCCCTAGCACGTATAAACATCTGCAAGTGCGCTTGTTATCTCGCACCGACAGAGGCGATACCAATGACTTTATGACTATTAGATTTAACTCTGATTCAGGCACAAACTATTCTTATCATTCACTATACGGCAACGGCTCTAGTGCTGGTGCAGCAGACACAGGCACATCAACTGCAACGCCGTGGTCAGGCGTAACGGCTGGTGGTAACGCAACAACTTCAATTTTTGGCGCGGCAGTTGTCGATGTGCTGGATTATCAGAATAGCAATAAATATAAGACAGTCAGACTTTTAAGCGGTACAGATCAAAACGGAACTACTGGGCGCATTTACTTTATGTCTAACTTATGGCGTTCAACTTCCGCCATTACTACTTTGACAATCATTCCGACTTTTGGCAGCAACTTTGCCCAATACTCATCATTCGCCCTTTACGGAATCAAAGGATAGATAAATGCCCGCAGGTTCTACTTACACGCCAATAGCCACTACCACGATTTCAGGTACATCAACCAGCGAAGTGCAGTTCTCGTCTATTCCAAGCACTTACACAGACCTTGTAATCATTGGCAATCTTGGAACAACCACAAACTCTTATCCTTGCGCAAGGTTCAACAGCGACACAGGAAGCAACTATTCTGTGACTGATATTTACGGCAACGGCACAAGTGCCGCCTCAGCTCGTGGAACAGCAAGAACGATTGCTGATATTTCTTATGACATCATAGGCAATTCTAATGTCGAGATGAACTTCATTGCGAACATTATGAACTATTCCAACAGCACTACCTATAAGACTATGATCTCAAGAGTCAATCTTGCCGCTAACGGCACAACTGCCACAGTAAGCCTTTGGCGCAATACTGCTGCAATAACCAACATCAAACTCTATACAGCAACAGCCAATGGCTCAAATCTGTATAACTTTGCCAATGGCTCTAAGTTTACCCTATACGGAATTGCGAGCGCATAATGCCAAATACATTTGAGTTAATCGCTTCAACGAGTTTAGGCTCTGCTCAAGCCACTATAGATTTCAGTTCAATCCCAAGCACTTTTACAGACCTTTGCTTGGAGTTTTCTTTAAGAACTACGGCAGGTTCGACTTTTTACACTACTTATTTGGCTTTAAATAATAGCAGCGCAAGTTTTAGCGGTATCGTTTTAGGCGGAACGGGAAGCGCAACAACAAGTGGTTCGGCTGGTCAAAGCGTTGGACCTGTGGGCGGTGGTGGAACAACCGCTAGCACATTTACAAATGGCGCAGTTTATTTTCCAAACTACACTTCTAGCAATTACAAATCCTATTCGTGGGATACTGTGCTAGAAAATAACGCTACGGCTGCAAGAACTTATATGGGTGCTGGTCTATGGTCTAACACAGCAGCCATTAACAGAATTACTTTGTCCGTTGATACTTCGGACAACTTTGCTCAATACTCAACCGCCTACCTATATGGAGTCAAAAATGCCTAATAACCCTACCCGCATCGAAATCAACTGCGAGACAGGCGTGGAGTCAATTATCGAATTGACCGATGCTGAGGTTGCAGAACTAGAGGCGCAAGCAGCCGAAGCCGCGATCCGCAAAGCCGAAGAGGATGCCGCACGCGAAGCACAGGCATCTCTCAAGGCATCTGCGAAGGCGAAGCTCGTCGCAGGCCAGCCTTTGACGGCAGAAGAAGCAGACACGCTCGTCCTTTAATGGGATACCAAGAAGGCAATTGCACCCGGGAACCAACCCGGACGATCGACGACGCCGTCGACGAAGTAGAAGCATCGGGGATCCAGAAGAAACCAGGAGAGATCAATGGGAATCAGCACCCGGCAAGTCACCGTAGGAACCACAGCAACCGCGCTCGTTGATGCAACAGCCGAAGCAGAGATGGTCTATTTACACAGCTCAAGCGGCACGTGCTATCTGGGCAACAGCGATGTAACTTCCAGCACCGGATACCGGATGGATAACGGCGACAAGCTCACGATCGAGAACAAGGAAAACGGAATCTGGGCGATTACCAGCTCGGGAACCGTCACGATGCAAGTGATGGCGATCGGTAAATGACAGCGCAGGATTACGCAGCTCTGGCCGTTTCAATTCTTACGATCGCCGGAGCCTTTATCGCCATAACCAGATGGCTGGTCAAGCATTATCTCGCAGAATTAAAACCAAACGGGGGCAGCTCAGTCAGCGACAGAATTTCGAGAGTGGAAACCAGAGTAGATGAAATTTATAGCCTGCTTCTTAACGACAGCACTCGTCGTAAGCCTTAGCGGATGCGGATACCAGGGATGGGTTCGATATCCATGCCAGCAATATGAGAACTGGCAGAAACCAGAGTGCCAGCCGCCGCAATGCGAAGCGATCGGCCAATGCACGAAAGACCTTCTCCCAGAAGTGGACACACAAAATGGCTAGAAAGCGTTTCACCCCCGAAGAACTTCACGCACGTCTGATCGTAACGATTGGGATCATCCTGGCCGTTGTCTTCGCCGGATCCGTTTTCAGCCTTTTATACGCCTTGCTTTTCATTACGCAGCCGATGGCGCAGGCCCCAAACGATGCCGCATTTATCGATCTAGTTTCCACGCTCTGCGTCTTTCTTACCGGCACGCTTGCAGGAATACTCAGTGCCAATGGGCTAAAATCTAAACCGAAGCAGCAGCAAGAAGGGGAAGCAAGTGAACCAACTCGATAAGTTTCTCGAAGTAGCCAAAGCAGAACTCGGCTACATCGAAGGGCCAGCAGATAACGAAACGAAATATCAGAAGCCAAAGCAAGCATGGTGCGGAGCGTTCGTAAACTGGTGCGCAAAGCAAGCCGGAATCAAGATCCCAAACTGCACA